TTGGTTCAGGGCTTGGGGCAGGTGTTGGCTTAGGCTCTTCTGGCTTAGGCTCTTCTGGCTTAGGCTCTTCTGGCTTAGGCTCTTCTGGAGAAGGCTTTACTGTAGGATCTACTGTAGGCTCTGGAGAAGGTTTTGAAGTTGGAGGCTCTTCTGTTGTAGGCTTAGGACTTGGTTTTGGTGTTGGCGGTTCCTCTGCAGTTGGTTTTGGGCTTGGCTCAGGAGTTGGCGCTACCGTAGGTTTAAGACTTGGTTCTGGGGTGGGCTGATTTGCTGCAGCATTGGCTGCTGCCTGGGCAATAGCAGATTGAATTTCTCTTTGTGATTGCTCATCATAGTAACGCCATGCAATATTAATGTAGTTGTTAAGATCATTAATTGCTTGATTATATCCGCTAATGGCATTATTTTTATTTTGCAATGCCGTCACAACATTTAAACTTGCATTCTCAGCCTCAGATGTTTTATTAGTTAAGGTTTGATTGTAATCATTTAATGTTGAAACCTCTTGATTATAAATATTTAGTTTATTATTGTATACAGTTTGCGCTGTAATCTGTGCAGCATAGGCAGTATTGTATGCGTTAATTTGTTCTTGTGTTGCTCCATCTCCAGTAGAGAATGTATTAAGATCACAACTAAAGTTTTCTCCCCATACTCGTGGATTTCCAGAATAGTCACATCCTACTCCTGTCCATCCTCCAGGAATACCCCATCCAATATGGAACTGACCGCTTTGACCTCCGTTGTAATACCAGATTTCTACATCAAGTGTTTTATCTATACTGACATCATATGTTGGAGAGTATGCACTCCAAGTTGGTCCTTGCTCTACCCAGTTGTCAATAGCCAATGCTCCGTCAACATACATTCTAAATCCATCATCTGTATATCCTGCAAAATATGTTGTTGTAAACCAGGAAGGGGCTGTTATCTTTCCTGTAAATTTAATAATAATGTTTTCTTGTATTCCACATGTAGAATTGCCGCCAATGGTTAAAGAACTTGATGTTAATGTTCCATAGCACCCAGTCTCAGCACCAACTATGGCTACATTGCCTGATCTTTCAAGGTAGTAAACTGTGTATGCCAAACCAGGACTACCAGCACTATTTAATGCTTGCTGAGCGTTTGATAGGTTAATATTGGCTATGCCAAGTGCATCGTAAGCATCATTCTTATTAGTTAGGGCCGTGGCCACTACTACTGTTTGTCCATCTACGGCTGTTTGGGCTAATGCTTTTTGTACCCCTGCCGTGGCCTTTAAGACAAGAGAGTTGTCGTATAGGTCAGAGGTTTGAGACTTGGTTGATTGTGCAGATACTGCAATGTCATACTTGTCTTCTGCTTCTTCAATTAGGAATATAAATTTATCTTTGTAGCCAAGGTCATCAATGCTGTCGTTGAGGTCTTCAATTTCTTGATATGCCAAGCTTAGTGGATCATCAGAATAGGCGGGGGACATAAAAAGCCATCCAAATGCAAGCATTGTGGCAGCTGTTATTCTAAGTAATTTATTCCTAATCAACTAAAACTCCTAAACAAACTATTTGTTTACTTAGTTGATTATACCACTTAGCTACTTAGGATTATCTGTTTTATAAAAGCCATTACCTTTAAATTGCACACCAACTTGACTAAAATGTCTTGTCATTTCCGACTCACATTCTTCACAGATGTATCCTGGATCATTTTCTAATATTGATCTTGTTACGGCAAGTGCTGCATGTGCATCATCATATGTGCATTTGTATTCATAGACTGGCATTCTTATATCCTTTAATTATAGTGAGCAGTTTGGGGACATACTCAGGTCCATCCTGCGGGTAGCGGCCCGCTATCTGCGACTCCCCGATGAAAGGGTGCAGGCCTCTATTATACTATTTCTTTTTACTTTTTCTCTTCTCGGCGAGGGCAACAAAGTCTTTTATCTTGGTTTCTCCCATATATCCCCAAGCGTAGCCGTCATCAATCATTTTTTGATTTATTGAAATCTCTGATCCATCTAAGAATACCCAGCCAAGTATGCGTCCATATTTTTCTGATGAGTCCATTTTTTCTGTCTTAATAACAACAGTTTTACATCCATCAATTGCTTTCTTTAAATAATCTTTAGACTCAATACCCAAAAATTTTTCCATTTTGTCTGTTGTGCGGCTTTCAGGAGTATCAATTCCAGCTAACCTGACTCGTGAGCTAAACGAGATATCAAATCCAAGATCGATATCAACATCAATTGTATCTCCATCAACAATCTTACTTACTTTTTTTACATAATATTCAAACATTTTTCTCCCATTTTATTTTAGCCACGACGAGGCGCTCCCGTTGCAGATGTTTCTTTATTTGTCATCAAAATCTAAATACTCAAATTCTTCTATGTCTTGTAAAGGAATAATTCCTTTTTCTTTGGCTATCTGAAAACCCTCTGGAGTAAATTTCAAGGTAGCCGATAGATCTTCATCGTATTCAACTTCCATCATATCGTTTTCCATTAAATCCAAAAGCTCTTCGTCAACATATTTTTCATGCTTTTCCCATAATTCTGGAGCAAGCTCTTTTGTTCTTTCCTCATTTAATTCAAATATGGCTTCTCCATCATCGGTAAAGCCAGCAACTCTTATTGCACCAATGTCTATGTAATGTTGAATTTGTGACATAACAAACTCTTCATCTTCTTCAAATTCGTTTGACATATCTCCCCCTTGTGCAACAAGTAGGACTTGAACCTACGATTACCGAATTATGAGTTCGGGGCTTTAACCAACTAAGCTACTGTTGCTTAGCTTAATTATATTATTTTATCACTGTTTCTGTCAACAGACTCTTTTACAATCTGCTGGACATATTCTGAAAAATGTTTTCTTATGTTTCCTGGAGGCCTCTTACCAATATCTAGCCACACACGCTTATACTCATGTATGTTATCAAATGTAGTTGAACAAACTACTTCTCCTTCATACTCTTTTAATCTAGTTGGAAGCGGCACGTGCTTGGTACAACACTTGCACATCTTGGCTCTTTCTTGGTATACGCTCATAATATTTCCATTCCGCTTAATGCGTCATTGAGCTCCTGTGGCATGGGTGAGGGAGCTTTTATTAAATTATGACTCTCAACTCTGGACTCTTCTCTTAACTTTCTTTTTAACGAAGAATAATCATGAACTTCTATGTCTCCAAATGCCACCCTAGAAAGACTTATTGCATTAAAAATTGATCCGCAAACTGCATCCGCCAAGTCCTTAGAGCCTTTTCTTGGATGGTCAACCTTGTCTCTCATAATTCTTAGCTCTAATAACTCATCAATTAAAAGCCTTATGTGTGGCCCAGAAACTCTTTCTTCCAAAACTACCATTGCCATATCGTCATAATGTTTTTTAGCAACGGATAAAGTTTCTGTATTTATTCCATATTGCTTAAGCTGTTGCATCATATCGTGAGAGTTCCATCTGTCAAACGTACAAACTCTAATATTAAATCCTCTTGCTCGCAAAGAAGTTATGTAGTCTCGAACTTCAGTAAAGTCTACAGATTTATCAGAAGTTGGTGTCCAATATCTCACTACATCAACTTTAATAATAGGGGCTGGTTGAGAATAAGTATCGGTAACTTTTACGTTAACCCACCTATCTATATGTGCCATTGCCACAGCACAATGGTCGTGCTTTTGTGCTAAGTCTACGTGAATAAAATATTCGGTATCATCTTTAGGCAAAAACCATTCTTCAAATCTTCCAAAATTATCAACAGCAATTGATAGGTCGTTGAAAGCCATCTCAACTTTTTCCCTAGATTTAAAAAATGCATCTATGGCTTCTGGCGGCATACATGCAAATCTTCCGAGAGCGTCGGTTATGTCTCTATAGAAAGAAATTTTAAAATCATCAATGTTTCTAGTGGGATTTACTTCCCAAGTTGGCCTGCGTATGGCATACACCCTCGGGAATTTGTAGGATATAATATGATCTTCATCCCAGAATATCTCAAACTCATTACCGACTGTGTTGTCTGGTAGATCTGGGTCTAACTTAAACTGGTGAGACCTAGATATAACTTCTTTTTCTGATATGATCTCATCGTATCTTTGTTGTATGTAATCATTTTTAAATCTTGGAAACGAAAGCAAAATAACTTTGCCATAGTCTGGGAATCTAGAGTCTACAGAGGCCCTGTACATATTGTATATTGCATCAGCGGTTTTAGCCTGATCATGACCAGTAGTATTATCAAGTGCAAAACCAGAAATTTCATCAAGTACCGCTATCAATACGTTGTAGCCCTCAAAAGCTTCTCTTTCTGAGTGACCTGAATATACTGTAACATTTTTATTAAATTTAACTTCAGAAGCTTTTTCAAAATACTTTCCTGCAAACCACGGAGATTGAGTAACTCTAGTTTTAAATCCTTTAAAGAAAACGTTATTTGCCTGCTGTGCATTTATAGCAATATTAATAATATCAATTGAATCTCCTGGGGGTTTTCCATAGTATGTCGCTGGGTCTTTTAAACACAATAATAAATGTACAGCGTATGCTACAGAAATGGTTGAGCAGTAATCTTTCCCGCTTCCTTTTCCAAGCTGGGCGACAACTTCGTTGCAGGTTTGCTTGTACCGCTCATGGCCTTCTTTTTCTCCGAAGAGCTTGATAAGAGTAGACTCTTTATAGATTTGAGAACTTTTTTCTATTAAAGTGTATTGGTGATCAGAAAGATCTGGCAAACCTAAGTATTGTTTATCGGTAACAAACGTGCGTAGGTCTACGGGCCTTTCGTCAAACTCTTCTCCGTCAAGGATATCTATTACGTCAGAAAAATCAAACGGCATCGGTGGACTCAATTATCTCTATTGGCTCAACAATCCCAGTTATTCTAGAAAGCTTTTTCATAATTTCTTTTCTAACTTGAGGATGCTCTTTGGCTATCTCCCTTAATATTTCAATCAGGATGTCTTGTTTTCTTTCGGTCTCTAATATTTGTCCAGCAATTTCGGCGTTATCTAGAAGACCAACTTCCTTTAGCATTGTAATTCTTTTAGTTTCAATGTCTGCAATCAGCTTTAAAGATGTTGCTTTAACTCCAAGCTGGCCCGACTGGTCTGCATCATCTACGGTCTTCCAGGCCTCTTTAATTAGCATTGCGTAGTGTTGGTCTGCCCCAGAGACGGCTTCCTTTGCCCTGTCACGGGTCGCAGAATCGTTTCTAACAACCGATTTCCACTCGTCTATATACTCTACAACCTCTGCTCTTTTAAAACCCGTTAGGGAGGCAATCTGGGTAGGGTTATTTCCTTTAAGTAATTCTTCAATTACCTTATTCATTCGATCAAAGTGATCAGCTAATTCAATTTCCATATAGGGTTATTATACTTCTAGTCGACTGAAATAGCAAGTTGCTTGGCAACCTTTAATAATATTAAATAGCCTATCAAATCATCAATATCATTATCTCCTGGATATTCTGCGCCTTTAATTAATCTATTTAGTTTATCATCAATTCTAACGTATAGCTGATCTTTTGGTCCCTCCTTTTAAAATATACGAACTGGATCTAGGG